ATTCCCGCATCATCGAACAAAAAAACCGGCGCTATGGATCAGGTTTATATATTGGCCGACTCCGAAAAAGATCCGCTCACAATTAACCGGCTCGGACTGGATCGATCAATCTGCGGCGATTGCCCGCTAAAAGGCACGCCGGCTCCGGATAAGCCGAAAGGTACCGCCCGGGACCGGGCCTGCTATGTAACGCTATTTCAGGGCCCGCTGATTGTCTGGAAGGCGGACCGGGCCGGGAAATATCCTGACGCCGAAAATTTAACCGAATTGGGCCGGGGCCGGAATATTAGGCTCGGAGCCTATGGTGATCCGGCCGCCATCCCGGCGCCGATTATTGAAGCCCTATTGAAAAAGAGCGCCGGGCATACCGGATATTCTCACCAGTGGGATATTCTGGCGTCGGATAAGCTGGCCGCGCATTGCATGATCTCTGCAGACAGCGAGATCGAAGCCCGGGCGCACTGGAAAAACGGCCGGCGCACGTTCCGCGTGATCAATAGCCCGGCGGATATGGTGACCGGGTCCGAGATAATCTGCCCGGCTACTGCAGAGGGCGGCCGGCGGACTACCTGTAACGATTGCGGGCTTTGTTCGGGCTCCGGGATATCCGCCCGGAATATTGCGGCCGTCGCCCATGGTAACGGCGCGAAATATGCGCCTGCAGCGGTGGCAATATGAGGCGCTTGTATACCGGGCTCGGGTTCATTGTGTTTTGGTACTTCGTTCTAACGTGGATCAATTCGCTTTGAATACTTTACCCGCTCCCGGTTATTTGCTTTAATTCCTATCCCCGGCGTGGTGCCGGGGCTTTTTCACTAACTAGCAATGGAGATTCACAATGAATCAGTTAACTACACTCCACCCCGTAACCTTCCCTGAATTGACCGACAAAACCGGTTTCGATTGCAAAGCCGAGCCCGTCTATATGCAACGGCGCAGTGATGCCGGCGACGTTATCGGTGCAATGCCTATTCCCGGCCAGAAAGTAATCCGCCGGACCGATAACGGCGCGCCGCTTGGGGTAACCGGTAAGGCTTACACGATCGCGCATAATCGCCCGCTTTATGATGTGATCACTGGCGCATGCCGCGACACTATGACGGCGGATAAGATCCGGGGATGCACGCTAAAAGAATACGCCAGTTTCGGCGGATCTTTTACCCGGTTTGAGTTGGCATTCCCCGGGTTAACGGTCCCGATTTATCAGCGCAATTCCGAGACTGAAATTCAGTTTAAAATTTCGGTCATTAACGGGTTCGCCGGTAACAGCGCGATCCGGGTTCTGGCCGGCGCCTTCGATCTGATCTGTACCAATGGAATGTATTTGGGGGAGATGGATAAAGCATCCCTCCGGCATACGGCCAGCTATGACCCGCGCCGGTTTGCCGGTTTTATTGAGGGCAAGATTCGGCACTACGTAGACCGCTGCAGGACCTTGCAAGCTTGGGCCGGTACGGAGATTGAGCCGGGACAATTTGAGCAGGTCCTGATTGATAGCAAGGTTTTTTCAGAGCGCCGGCAGGCGGCTTTGCTAGAACAGTTCAAGATCGAAGCCGCAAACCGGGGCCCGACTATTTGGGCCGCGTATTCTGCAGCGACGTTCTATAGCTCGCACAATTCAGACCGGTTCACGGTCCGCGGTAGCGGATCCTCTGATAACGTGGCGGCGACATTGACGGAAAGGGAAGCCGAAGTATCCCGGCTGATTGACTCTCCGGCGTGGGCTCAGTTTGCGGGAGTGGCGGCATAATGAATACGATCAAACGAGATCTGATTACCGGGGCGGCCCTAGCGGCCGCTCTCGTGTTTGCACTGGGGTTCGCCGGATCGGCGGATTATGAGGAGGCGCAGCGGGCAGTTGCTGACTACTGCGAGATGGTAACGGCCGGGCACTGGCCCGCATACCGGGACGACGTCGAATGCGTTACAGGGGAGAAAATCAAATGAGAGCAATTCACCGTGAGTTAACTGCAGCAGAGGAAATCGAGTTTCGCGATTGGGCCCGGACCGTATTTAAACCGGGGCAGGAAATTAACCCGACTTGGCACCCGGTAGTGATCGAAGAGTGCGAGCAAATGATCGAAGAGGAAACCATCGTTCGCCGGATCTCGGATACCTGCACGGATTTGGTCCAGCGCCCGGAATTTTCGGCCGTGGATCTGGTAGTTCAGCGGGACCGGGACAACGGGATCGTAACGGTTAAATTTTTTAATATCGGATTCAGGGGTTAACAGAGAATGAAAATACGCGTGGACTACACTGTCGAAGTAAACCCGGCAGTAATCAAAACTTTAATTTCAGAGTACAACACCGGGGAAACAGTTCCGGAATTCGTGCGTTCCTATCTCGCGAGCGTAACAACGCTATTGGATGAAACCATCCTAAACGCGATCGGCGAAACGCACGACACGGAAATTGTTAAAGCGAATTTTTAAACGCGCAGACCGATTGAAGCCCGGCCGCTGCGCCGGGTTTTTTTTGTCCAGAGAAAAGAGGAGAAAAGCAAAATGAAAAAGATATATCACGGAACCGGACCGGGCCGCGGCTATACGCTCCGAGTCCGCCGGCATCATTTCCGGTTGATCTACCGGGGCACGCTACCGCGGACCAAATACCGCCGGGCGCTCTCCGGTTATCGATCCTTCCCGGGATGATTCCGGACCGATCCGAGCCCGGCTTTGTGCCGGGTTTTTTGTGCCCGTTTAAACCGGCCGGAGAGCGCGTCAGAGAGACGATCAAAACCGACCCGCGGCCATGGTATACCCGGGCCCGAGATCGTTTGACCACGGGGCACTGGTAGCGTGTAAAGCGTATTGATTCACCGGGGCGATCCCCGCTATCGAAAAATGCAATAGTAAAGCCCGGGACCGATACCGCCCGGCCGGTACCATAAGGTTATGGGGCCCGCTGCAGGAAAGCCCACGAATACAGGGCCCGGGCCGGTGTAGTTTTTTTCCCGGTTAAATCCCGGAGAGATCCGGGCGCTGGCATGGGTCCGACCGATCCGGGCTGAATCCGGGCCGGAATCGCTACAGGTCCCGTGTTTACTGGGCTGCAGGCCGGCACGCCATGCCCGAAGGGGCCCGCCCGGAGTGCCACCCGGGGGGGTACCCGTTACCGTATACAACCACGACCTAATTTTGGGAAATTGGCACTGTCAACGGGCCCTACATGGACTGGCCCTGAACGGTTTTAAATATACGTAAAGGCTATTCCCGTATATACGGATATAGTTAGTGTCAAACCAAGTGTGTAACTATTCCTTTGTTATTGCATTAGTAGGCCTTTGTTCCTATGATCGGCGCATAATTAATCAATCCGGGGGCCCGTGGATCATGAGCATCGAAACGGATACCGATATATTTTATGGACAGAAGCCTAAAGACTTAGTTGTAGAGAATAGGATCGAGGCAGATGAGGATGGCAAAGTTCAACTCATCACATCAGTCTATTATGTTGAGGGGGGACAGTATTACGTACACGAGCCTGTAGAGGTCCGTGTTCAATTCGAGGATCTGGTGACAGACTTCTGTTCCCAGCCTTATTCATCCTACCCAACTGACTTCGCCAGTGACTTGTACAACTGTGCAGCAGTCTTTGACACCTGCTCGGACAAGTTCCGTACTGCAGCGTACCAGCCAGAGATGGCCCTGATCGATACCGTCGAGTTCCTAGAGGAAGACGAAGACGAGTTCCTAGATACGTCCGATTACATGGATCTTCTAGGAGTCGATCTACGTGACGAATAGCGGAAGCCTAGCTGTAGGGGCTATATCGGAGTACTACGTAGCCTCTGTTCTGACCTCGTACGGCTACGACGTATCGGTAGTGCGGGCCAAGGGCTATGACCTGATAGCTATAGATCCTGAAGATGGGAGAATTATCCGGGTCGAGGTTAAAGGGGCCCGTACCCTAATCAACCGGAACTATAAGCAGCCTCGGGTGAACTTCTGTACTCGTAGCGTGGTAGAGGGAACCTGTGATGTTCTAGCGTTCCACCTCATCCCTACGAATGATTTAGTGTTTCTAGACCCAGAGCCGTACTTCAAGACCTTTAGTCTGACTAAGAAGCCGGCAGATATCTTTGGGGATGATCCACGTGGAACGTGGGAGAATGCGATTAAGCAGTAGGCTGGTATTATATATATTACCCTCGGCGGGGGTGGCGCCAGCCTAACGCATAAATCGTGTTTTGCATAGCCCTTTTATGAAATAATTTCTGGGGACAGAAATAACTAGTGTTGTCAAGCAACATTTGTTCGTGCTATAACAAAGCGAGAAGGAATGTCAGATTCCGTAGATAGTGGTGATCTAAAACAGCCCGTAAATCTTATATATGTTCGGGCGGCAGTTGAGGCGGCAACAGGGGTATCCGTACCTCTCGAAACGTTGAGACTGTACTTAGTGCAAGAAGGGCTAATTACGCCCGGCCAAGCACGACACAAATGTCCGATTTTCTCGGGCTACGATCCTTTCTTTTCTGAAGAGGATTTCAGTGTCGATCACAAACCACTTAACTTACAGGATGACGTTCTATTATGAATGCAGCATTTTTGCTGGATATTTATTGTGCATTAACCGTGGCCACGGCTGCAGCAGTAGCTTTTAGTTATATCTATTTAGATGGGATGAATTGATGAAAACAGCTAAGTGTGGTGCTTCTAACCCAGCGTCTGGATCTACCAAGAAGAAAGCGAACATGGCTTACGGCGGCATGGCTATGGCCAAGCCTAAGAAGAAAGCCAAGATGGGTTATGGCGGCTACGCCAAGAAGAAGTAACCATGGCTACTACCAAAAACGTTAAGCGGTCCAAATCGGGCCGCTTAGAGTATAGGGGCGAGACGTTTTCTGGGTACAACAAACCCAAGAGAACTCCTGACGGACCTAAGAAGTTCGCCGTACTCGCGAAGAAAGATGACCAGATCAAGCTGGTCCGCTTCGGAGATCCCAATATGCGGATCAAGAAGAGCAATCCTGAGCGCAGAGCTAACTTCCGTGCCCGGCACAACTGCGACACGGCCAAGGACAAGTTCACGGCACGCTACTGGAGTTGTAAGAAATGGTAGACAAGAAGAAGGAGTACACCGAGAAGCAACAACTGTTTCTCGAAGCGTTGTACGACAAGGCCGGAGGAGACATCCGTACTGCGATGCGTCTGGCCGGATATGCAGACACTACCAAGATGCAGACCGTAGTTGAGGGTCTGAAAGACGAGATTATCGAGCAGTCTGAGCTTTTACTCGCCAGCAACGCGCCGAAAGCGACTTACAGTATTCTTAATGTTCTCAATGATCCGGGGTCACTAGGCGCACGGAATGCCATTTCGGCAGCGCGTGAAGTTTTGGACAGGGCTGGAATTGTGAAAAGAGAAAAGGTGGAAGTAACTGGCCCAGAGTCAGGCATTTTCATCCTACCCCCGAAGCAACAGGACCCCGAGCCGGATGAGCAGCAGCCAGAGTGATGACGATACTAAAGGCTGGCCCAATAAGCGGCGCCCGCATGCGAAAGCTAAGATCCCTTACGGCTACAGGCCATCTGAGGGAGATCCTTGCGTGCTTGTTGTCGATACTGATCTCTTGCCTCTTATTAATGAAGCTTTTGATTATCTGGATACTGGGTCTTCTTATCGGGAAGCAGCGACTTGGCTCACTAATAAGTCAGGCCAAAGCATTAGCCACCAAGGTATCGCAAACCTCTGGAAGCGGCATAGATCGTCTGAAACAACTCGTATTAAGGAGCTAGAGAAGCAAAAGAAGAATGCGCGTCCAACGAATAAGACCGACCGTGAGGTCCAGAGGCTCAAAAGAAAGGAGGCCGCGGCGAAACGCAGCCTTACCAATACCCAAAAGAAACTAGACAGTTTGACTGGGGTATCGGAGGCCCCTGAAGCAGTAAATGACGACAGCAGCCCAAGTTTTTCTAGTGGCCTAGACTTTGAGGCCAGTAAACAACAACCACGGGAAGTCATCTTCGAGCCCAACCCGGGCCCCCAAACAGAGTTTTTGGCGGCACCGGAAAGAGAAGTACTCTACGGCGGAGCAGCGGGCGGAGGCAAGTCGTACGGCTTACTTGCGGACCCACTCCGGTATTTTGGAAACGCTAACTTCAACGGCCTCATCCTCCGAAGAACTAACGACGAACTTAGAGAACTTGTCTGGAAATCACAGGAACTCTACCCGAAAGCGTACCCGGGAGCGAAATGGCAGGAGAAGAAAAGCCAGTGGGTATTTCCATCCGGGGCCAAACTATGGATGACTTACCTAGAACGTCCTGAAGACGTACTTCGTTACCAAGGTCAGGCCTTTAGCTACATTGCTTTCGACGAATTGACGCAGCACGCCACGCCATTCGCGTGGGATTACATGAGATCTCGTCTCAGAACGACAGATCCAGACCTGCCGCTGTTCATGCGCGCTACAACAAACCCCGGTGGCCCCGGCCATCAGTGGGTAAAGCGCATGTTTGTAGACCCAGCGCCGGAAGGAAAGCCATTTGATGCTACAGATCTAGAAACTGGGGAGACTCTTACCTACCCAGAAGGGCACGAAAAGGCAGGAAAGGCGCTATTTAAGCGTAGATTCATCCCGGCAACGCTGAAAGACAACCCGCATCTGTTTTCAGATGGGTCCTATGAAGCAAACTTGCTCTCATTGCCGGAAATGCAGCGCCGACAACTACTTGAAGGGGACTGGGCCATCGCTGAAGGGGCCGCATTCCCAGAATTTAAGCCGAAGGATCATGTAATAGATCCCTTCGAGATACCAAAAGACTGGAGACGGTTCAGAAGCTGCGATTTTGGCTACTCGTCGTACTCTGCAGTGCATTGGATTGCGATAGATCCGGCTTACGAAACCTTAATTGTGTATCGGGAGCTATATTTGAGCAAACACACGGCCAAAGACTTAGCTTATGCCGTGATGGACGCTGAAGTGGGTGAAAAGCTGACATACGGCGTGCTAGACTCCAGTTGCTGGCATAACCGGGGTCAGGTTGGACCGTCTATTGCCGAAGAAATGATAAGCATCGGGTGCAGGTGGCGGCCAAGTGACCGTTCTGCAGGGGCCCGAGTTGCTGGGAAGAACCGATTACACGAATTGCTCAAGGTTAACCCAGATACAGAACAACCCGGTATCGTGTTCTTTAATACGTGCCGGCAGATAATTGCAGATCTACCAGTGATACCAAGCTGTCCCAAGGGCAGTGATGATATTGATGCTCGTTACGCCAGTGACCATGCGTACGACAGCATAAGGTACGCGATTATGTCTCGTCCCCGGGCCGTAAGCCCGTTTGAGGATTGGGGAAACAAAACTGTGCCGTCCTATCGGCCCGCCAGCGTTAAATTTGGATACTGATCATGGCAATAATTGAAAAACCAGATGTACTAGAAGGTGACGGCTTAGTCACTGCACTCCAAGAAGATGGAGATGCAGCGGAGCAAAACGCCAGCTTTAGCGGTGTCGTGGGATGGATTGAAGAGCGATTTAACAAATCTAGTGACATTCGTTTGAATGATGAAAAGAGATGGTTGCAGTCTTACCGTAACTATCGTGGGCTGTACGGACCAGAGGTCCAGTTCACAGAACAAGAGAAGAGCCGAACGTTCGTTAAGATTACGAAGACCAAGGTTCTTGCTGCGTACGCCCAAATTGTAGATGTCCTGTTTGCCGGGTCCAAGTTCCCTATCGGAGTCGAGCCTCCGATTTTTCCTAAGGGAACTCCCGATGCTGTTCATTTCGATCCCGCCGCTGAAGAAATGGACATTCCTTCCCCGTCTTCTCCACGCGGTGAGATAAAGGATCGCTTGGGCATATCGAGAACCAAGCTAGACCGTATAGAAGACAAGCTTCGGGATGGGCCCGGCACCTCTCCTACTGCTTTCACTTATGAGCCTGCAAAGCAGAATGCGCGGGCCATGGAGCAGAAAATCCACGATCAACTGGATGAATCAGAGGCCAGCAAGCACTTGCGGAACGTGGCTTTTGAGATGTCTCTGTTCGGTACCGGCATCCTAAAGGGGCCTTTTGCTTTTGATAAGGAGCATCCCTCTTGGACCAAGGAAGGGGAGTACGCTCCTCGCATGGAGACTATTCCCCGCGTAGAGCATGTTTCTATCTGGGATCTGTACCCTGATCCTGAAGCACGTTCTATGAACGATGCCGAGTTTGTTATCCAGCGACACCGCTTGAACCGTAGCCAGTTGCGTAACTTGAAGAACCGTCCGTTCTTCCGTGGTGACAGCATTGAAGAGGCTATCGAGATTGGTGCCAACTACATAGGCAAGTACTGGGAAGATGCGCTCGAAGATAACGAGATGCAACAGGACCGTACTCGATTTGAGGTCCTAGAGTATTGGGGCACTATGGACTCAGAGACTGCAGAGCAAGCGGACCTAGACTTGCCGGCAGAGTTGCTTGAGCGTGATCAGGTACAGGTGAATGCTTGGGTTTGTAACGGTCAGATCCTGCGTCTGGTAATCAATCCATTTACGCCTGAGCGCATTCCTTTCCACGCAGTACCTTACGAGGTTAACCCCTACTCTTTCTTTGGCGTAGGTGTTGCTGAAAACATGGAAGATACGCAAGACATCATGAATGGCTTCATGCGTATGGCGGTAGATAACGCTGCCCTGTCTTCCAACCTGTTGATCGAGATCGACGAGACTAACTTGGTTCCCGGCCAAGACTTGAATGTTTACCCGGGCAAAGTCTTCCGCCGTCAGGCGGGCGCACCCGGCCAAGCTATCTTTGGAACTAAGTTTCCGAATGTCACCAGCGAGTGTTTGATGATGTTCGACAAGGCGCGTCAGTTGTCTGACGAGTCTACTGGCATGCCTTCCTTTGCTCACGGCTCTACTGGAGTTATGGGAGTAGGCAGAACGGCCTCTGGTATGTCTATGTTGATGGGTGCTGCCGCCCAGAATATTAAAGCAGTGGTACGCAACATAGACGACTACTTACTTTCTCCGTTGGGCAAAGCTTTGTTTGCTTTCAACATGCAATTCTCTTTTGAGGAAGAGGTTGCTCAGTCTAATCTGTACGTAACTGCACGCGGTACTGAAAGCTTGATGCGTAACGAAGTACGCTCCCAGCGCCTGTTGCAGTTTATGAACCTGACTGCAAACCCGATGACTGCACCGTTCGTGAAGTACGATTACATTCTTCGCGAGATTGCAGCGTCTATGGATCTTGATGAGGACAAGATACTCAATGATCCGCGGGAAGCAGCGATACAAGCAGAGTTATTGGGTCAGATGCAGCAAGCTGCCGGGGGCGACGCAGGAGCCCAGCAGCCCGCAGCCGCACCAGACCCAACAGGTGGAGGAGGAGCAATCGTTCCGGGTTTAGCTCCAGAACCCGGCGCTCCCGGTTTTACCGGTGAGGGTGGAGGCGCAAATAGCCCGCCCCCTCCTCCCCCTGAAGGAGTCGAACAATGAGCCAACAGGATTACAAACGAGTACTCCCGTTGGTCAATGACGCCGAGAAGTACGACACGCTCAAAGAGTATGTTCAGTACCGTATCGAAGTCTTGCGTACGTACATTGAGACTGAAGTGGACTGTACGAAAATACGCTTTGTTCAAGGACAGATCGCAGAACTCCGTAGGTTTCTGACCCTTAAGGAAGAAGCTCGCGAGAAGTCGAGGTAGACATGGCAGAAAAGATTGAAGAGCAGGACGAAGGCTGGACTTGGAAAGACACCCTAGGCCTTATGGCTGACTTCACTCCTGTCGTGGGTGACGTCAAAGGCGTGTACGACACTAAGATGGCGTATGACGAAGGTGACTATGTTGGCGCTGGGATTAATGCGATAGCTACTGGTATCGGTGTTATTCCTATTGTCGGAGACGCTGCAGGTAAGGGCCTTAAGGCAGGGGCGGCCGCTCTTCGTGGTACGGACGAGGCGATTGCTGGTGTTAATAGGCAGATGTCTAATACTGATTACCTAGAGATGTGGGATCAGTTTGAAGACATCGAAACGCCCGATGATTGGCAAGCTCAGGTAAAACAGTTTGTTGCTGAAAACAGAGAGATCAACCCAGATGTCCGTACTCCAGAGCTTGAGGAATCTGCTCAAAGATTTGCACGGGGTGAAATAGATAGGGCCCAGCATCTGCAGACTATTGATGAATTTAAGCCAGTTAAATCTTGGGACCAGCTTCCTAGAGAGCCTAGTGACAAGCAGCTTGTCTACTCTTTAAAGAGCAATCAAAGACGAGATGGTAATTTTGTTTTAGATGATGCCGCAGCTAAGTCTTTGGGAGTCAATCCGTCTCCCATTGAAGAAGGCATGGAGTTTCAGGGTCGTTTAGATATCCCTGCCTATAAAGAATATGACACTTGGATAGTTACAGGTACCTTGAAGGGCGTAAAAGAAAAACAATACGCTAAAGCCATTCACTACGAAGGCAAAGACGGGTCTCCCGTAGAGTTTATTGCCAATGCCGGCATGGGTGGAAGGATTGCACGGGGCGAGGTGGGAAAGACTCCCTACGCAAGAATTAAAGGTTTCGTAAAAAGTTTTGATGAGCAGGCCATTCGACGTAGTGCAGAAGACCTAATTGATGACCCTGAATGGACTCAAGTAGGTTTTGATCCTCGCAGACAAAGCTCATTCTTTGTTCGTGGAGGGGAGAACAACGGCGTCCCTGTTCGTGAAGCATCCGAAGTTATTCAAATAGGTCCCTTAGTATTTGCTAAGAACGCTACTCTGGAACCTGATTATGCCGGTTTTAATGAAGGAGGGCTTATGGCTAAGGAAGATAGAGAACTACCTCCCGATATGTATCGTAGAGATGGTTCGACTAAATCAGCACAGGGATTTTTAGGTCCTGTGGAGAATGCAGTAACAGGCAAGACAATGACAGAGTTGTCCATTGGCATTGAGATTAATGGTCAAGAAATGGAAGTCCCGGCCATGGTCCCTACCCTAACGCCAGAGGAAATTGAGATTTTGCGTACCCAAGATTTTGAAGGGCGTGCGAAAGAAATCCCTCAGTCTATTATGGAAAAGGCCAGAGACCACGCCTTGTCTCGGTTGGAGCAAGGTATGAATGTTTTCTATCAAGATGGAGAAAACGAACAGCCTGAGCCGCAGATGCAAGAAGCGGCTTCTGCTGAACAAGATATGGCAGAGATCGACGAAGAAGATGTTCGGGCAGATGTGCCTCAGATGTATCACGGCGGTCTCATGGACAGTTGTTCCGGAGAGATGGCCGACATGGACGTCGCCCCTCCACCCGGTGCGCTGGATGAAGAAGTGGCGGATGATATCCCTGCTTTTCTGAGTACAGGCGAGTTTGTGCTGCCTGCAGATGTCGTGCGTTGGCACGGCCTGAAGCACATTATGGAAATGAGGGATGAGGCTAAGGCAGGCCTCATGGCGATGGAATATGAAGGCCAAATCCAAGAAGTTGAAACCGAGGAATATGATGGCGAAGGAGCTATGGACTCCGAAGTATCGTATGAAGACGGTGCCAGCGAAGAAGGGGGCGAAGAGCTACTCGCGGAAGTCGCAGAAGAACCCATTGAAGGAGGAATACTAGAGACAGCGATTATGTCCGTATCCGAAATGGGGTCTGGTGTTTGCGAAAACTGCAACGGCCGCGGCTGCGAAGAGTGCATGGGAGACAGCTACTATCCTAGCGAGGAAGGTCAGTTTTCTTTCACCCCAAGTGTCAGTTTCGCCCTGATTAAATAGAGGCTCGTATGGCTACTAAGAAGAAAGCCAAATCGAAGGTAAACGCGGCCGGAAATTACACCAAGCCTACTATGCGCAAAAACTTGTTTAATAAAATTAAGGCAGGTTCAAAGGGCGGCAAAAGTGGTGAGTGGTCGGCTCGCAAAGCGCAAATGCTTGCCAAGCAATATAAAGCAAAGGGCGGAGGTTATAAGGACTGATGGCTCTTAAAAAATCCCAGAAGTCTCTTAAGAATTGGACGAAGCAAAACTGGCGTACCAAGTCAGGAAAGAACAGTACGCAAGGGTCGAAAGCTACAGGGGAGAGATATCTCCCAGAGAAGGCAATTACGTCTCTCTCTTCTAGCGAGTACGCCGCCACAACACGGAAGAAACGGGCCGACACTAAGAAGGGCAAGCAGCATTCATCGCAGCCCAAGAAGGTCGCCAAAAAGACAAGGAGCTACAGAAAATCGTAATTGCGTGGGAACGGGCTACCCGCAAACCTTTGATCATTTTATCAGACTACTTTTCGGCCCCCTACATTTCAAAAGGTAATTACCATGGCAAAGTATAAAGGCGCCTATAAAGATTTATTGGATAACGAGGAAGAAGTACAAGAGCAGGAAACGGAAGCAGTAGAAGCTGCTCCCGAGCAATCTGGGGAAGAAGAGACGTTTAAAAAACGTTATGGTGACCTCCGTCGTCACATGCAAGAAACCTTGCGAGAAAAAGACAAGCAGATTGCTGAAGTTAAAGAACAGCTAAGTACCGCCACAAAGGCCCAGATTAAGTTTCCAAAGTCTGAGGAAGAAGTGGCTTCTTGGGTGAAGAAGTATCCCGATGTAGCCAAGATCATCGACACTATTGCGCAGAAGCGTGTGTTGGAAGGTGTTGAGATGGCACGCAAGGATACGGACCGGGTCAAGGAACTCGAAGATAAACTGAACCGTACTGAAGCAGAGAAAGTATTAAAAGCCCTGCATCCTGACTTTGATAAGATCAGGGCGGACTCTAGGTTCCATGACTGGGTAGCTCAACAGCCGGGATATATTCAAGACGCACTGTACAAGAACAATACAGATGCCAAGGCTGCAGCCCGAGCCATAGACTTATATAAAGCGGACCGTGCCAAAGTGTCCGGGACTTCAAAGAAGTCTGCGGCATCCTCGGTTACAAAGGGCGGCACACAGGCCTCTCCAACACAAGGAAAGGCTAAGTTCACAGAAAGCGCGGTCGCTAAAATGTCCACTGCTGAGTACGAACGTAATGAAGCGGCCATTATGGACGCGATGCGCGAAGGTAACTTTGAATACGATTTGAGTGCCGGCGCAAGATAGGCCCTTGCTAAGGCATTAGTTGTTGTGTTATAACGACATCAATTAGTGCCTTTTGCACTTTGCAGAGCCCCTACGGGCCACCTCTGCGCTTAACAGTTTCAGAAAATAAGGTTTTAGAATACCTGATTTCAGAGGCCCTTAAGCTCACAGCTACACTAGTTGGTACCGATTTTAACTAGAGTAGTTAAGTAGAGGTTTTGACACCCCCTGAAAGCCAGCCCTAAGAGCAATATTTTTCTGATCATTTAATCACACTTTTTTAAGTCTTTGTTTTTATTTGATTTTAGGAATTTTTATCATGGCTTTTGGTAAAGCATCAGGTTATAACAACCTCCCCAACGGGAATTTTTCTCCCGTTATTTACTCCCAGAAGGTACAGAAGTCCTTCCGTAAGTCTTCTGTTGTAGAAGACATCACCAACACTGATTACATGGGCGAGATTGCCAACTTCGGTGATAGCGTACGCATCATCAAAGAGCCTGAAATCACTGTATCTAACTACCTGCGTGGCACTAGCGTTACTGCTCAGGACCTGTCAGATGCTGATTTCTCTCTGGTTGTCGATCAGGCCAACTACTTCATGTTCAAGATTGATGACATCGAAGCAGCCCACAGCCACGTTAACTTCATGGATCTTGCGACTGATCGTGCAGCTTTCCGTCTGCGTGATACGTTTGATGCTGAAGTTCTCGGCTACCTTGCTGGTTGGGAAAAGAACGGTTCTGGCGATTGGATTCGTCGTACTGCAGTAAACGGCTCTAAGGCTGACACTACTGCTGATAACGATGAATTGCTGGCAGCAAACAAGCTCGACATCACTGACTTCGGTGGTAGCGACTTGGGTGTTGAGGCAGAAACTACTTCTATCCCTGTTGCGGCAAATGGCGGTACTGGTGCAATCACTTCACCTCTCGCTATCCTTAACCGCATCGCTCGTAAGATGGACGAAGCTAACGTAGACACCGAAGGTCGTTGGTTCGTAGCTGATCCTGTCTTCTTCGAGATCCTGATGGATGAGAGCAGCAAGTTTGTTGATAACGATTTTGCTGGTGGTCAAGACGCTGGCGACATCATCCGCAACGGCCGAGTAGGTTCTTCGGTTGTTCGTGGCATGCGTGTCTACAAGTCTAACAACCTGCCTTACATCGGTACTGGCGCAGGCACTGCTGCTGCAGCCGGTTCTGAGACAAACTTTGGTGTTATTGTTGCTGGTCACGATTCAGCCGTCGCTACTGCACAGCAGATCGACAAGACTGAGTCTTATCGTGATCCAGACAGCTTCGCTGATATTGTTCGCGGCATGCAGCTTTATGGTCGAAAGATTCTTCGTCCAGAAGCAGTGTTCACTGCAGCTTACAACTTAGCGTAACGAAGTATGGGAGGGGCTTTCCGGCCCCTTCCTTCTTTTTGAAGGAACGATATGAGTACTTTTATATCTCTGACCAATCAGCTTCTACGTCGTGTTAATGAAGTAGAAATAGCTGAAGCGGACTTTTTAGTAACAAGAGGTATACAGACTGTGGCGAAAGACGCCATTAAGTCTGCGGTTGCTCATATTAACCGGGCTGAATTTGAGTGGCCTTTCAATGCGGCCTCTCACTCTATGACGATGGTAGTGGGTCAGGAAGAATATTCATGGCCACAATACTTCAAGACTGTGGACTGGAACTCCTTCCAGATCCAAAAGGATGACGCCTTAGGTACTTCTAGTAAGCATCTCAATTACATCTCTCGGGATGTTTACTATAAAGACTATAAGGATGATGACGATAACGCGGGCGCTGTCGGTAAAGGCGTGCCTGATTTCGTATTCCAAGGACATGGCAATGGCTACGGAGTAACTCCCTCTCCGGACAAAGCCTACGCCATGTTGTTTCGATACTATTTAAACCACACGGATCTAACTCTTCACAACGACTCTACACGCATTCCGAATACGTATGACTCTGTGATTGTTGAGGGTGGTTTGTACTACCTCTACAGTTTCCGTGACAATTTAGATGCTGCAGGCCTTTCGCTTCAGCTTTTCCAGCAAGGTATCAAAGAGATGCAAAGCATACTGATCAATCAGTACGACTGCATCCGGGATACTCGGGTCGGGCGAGTGGTTAGGGCTGTAGCATAATGCCAGAGAAGTTAGAAACACAGAGAGTAGTTTGCTTAGGGGGTCTCAATTCTAATGAGAACCACCTACAACTCTCTCAGGATTTACAAGGATCTGCCGTTAGATTGGTCAATTATGAGGTGAGCCTGTATGGTGGATATCGCCGAATAGAAGGCTATGAAAGTTTTGATAGCTTGGCTCCTGAAGTAGACCCGTTAAACTCAGAAGGCCCGGTTTTATCTTTAGATTTTGTAAAAAATGATGTGGTCTTTTCCACGGATTTATACGCAACAAGAGGCGTTAAGAGTTTTGTATATACGGCTACCGCCGGACAAACTACATTTACTGGCACTGATAATAACAGCCGGACTATGGATCTACCCTTTCCAAATGATGTTAGGGTTTTCGTAAATGGGACTAGAAAGTATCTATCCTTAGATTTTACTTCTACAGGGACTACTATCACCTTTAACTCTGGGTTGTCTGTAGATGACGAAGTAAAAATAGATCCTGCAGAATACAACTTCTTTAAGCACGTATACGGCAGTTGGAACAAAGTAAATTTACCCTCGGGGGTACGGCGTAAGAAGTTTACCGGGTCCTTAACCCAGCGGCCCTGTAAGATCCGCTCTGCTCAAAACAATTTTGGGTCGGGCAACATAGTTATTTTTGTTGATGGCATAAATGAGCCATTAATTTATGATAATACGACATGGAGTACTATCACTGTAGCCGGCGCTGGTACAAGTGCCGATCCGGGAGGGCCGAACGCCCTAGCCCAGCCTGCTATTGTAGACATATTTGAAAACCACGTTTTTTTCAGTGGAGACAGGCAGAATGATAGTGTTCTCGCACACTCTGCCCCAAACGATCCATATGACTACACTGCCACTGCTGGCGGCGGCCAGCTTACTATGGGTTTTGCTGTCGTCCAGTTTAAGGCGTTTAGGGGAGATCTTTTTGTCTTTGGCGAAAGCAATATTAAGAAGGTTACTCCCGACCTTACCGCTGGTTTCATACAAGACCAAGTGACCAATAATATTGGTTGTGTTGCCAGAGATAGTGTTTTTGAAATAGGCGGTGACCTAGTTTTTATGGCTCCTGACGGGCTTAGGCCGGTTGCTGGTACCAGTCGAATAGGTGACGTAGAACTTGAGACTATATCGAAATCGATACAGCAGCTATTAAAAGATCTGGGGTCCGTACACGATTTAGATACTTTGAATGGCGTAGTAATACGCTCAAAGTCTCAGATAAGATATTTTGTGGGGGATGACTCTACCTCTGCGGAAGAAAGCCAAGGGATTGTAGGAGGGCTTCGCTCTGCAGACCAGCGACTTGGCTGGGAGTTTGGAGAGCTACAAGGAATCCGGGCTAGTTGCTGTACAAGTGATTATGTGGGCGGAGAAGAGTACGTTCTTCACGGAGATTACGACGGAAGAGTTTATCGCCAAGAGCGCGGTAACACTTTTAATGGCGCCAATATTTTATCGGTCTACAGTACTCCTTTTTTTGATTTCGGGGATACTGGAGTTAAAAAAGTTCTGAAGAAAGTGAATACTTTTATTCGCGCCGAAGGACCCCTGACTATGAATATTGGGGTAAGTTATGATTGGAATGACCCAGATACGGCCAAGCCTGCTAGTTACTCTGAAGATGTTGCAGGCGCTCCAGTAGTCTATCGTGGCATCAATATAAATTATGGTGGTGCCGGCGTTAACTACGGGGGAAGTGATCAGCCAGTGATGCGCACTAATGTGCAGGGCTCTGGGTATTCCGCACAAATTAATTATGTTTCTCTCGGTGCGTTTGACCCGTTCTCCATTCAGGGTCTGGTCATCGAATTTACTACGGCAGGACGGCTCTAAATGGCTGGATATACAAGGCAATCTGTAGCTGACATTATCAATGGCTCATTGATCACGGCCCCGCCTCTCAATGCGGAGTTTAACCAAATAGCGTCGGCCTTCGAGGGCTCAACGGGTCACACGCACTCTGGTGC